TTCATCAACAACAACACCGATACCTTCCTGATATACAAGCTCAGCATCAACCGTCATATCCTTCTTCAGACCGTCCATGCCTGTCTCATAGTATGCAACATCGCCTTCGTTTACTCTCTTGATAGGTTTAAACTCAGGATCAATTGGAAGAATATAAATCTTCTTTTGATCATCGGCAGAGAATACATTTTCTCTTGTTCCTGCCTTATTTACACGAGCAAGTGGAAGACAATCATAACCTTCCCAGTTACCAAGAATACCATTCTTATTTCTTTCATCTTTCATAGAATCTGAGAATAAGTTATAATTTACTGTACTCTGAAGCTTCTGGATTGCTGGGCGAGCAGCCACAAGAATTACATCTTTTCCACTTGTAGAAGCTACATACTCAATATGAGCAAGAATTGCATCTTTTGTTGCTTCTTCAACCTTAGTTTCAGAAATCATATCTGTTGGAAGAGACTGATCCATAGACATAAATGCTGTATAAAGAGCAGCGTATCTGTTCTGCTCAATTGACTTATACATCTTATCTACAAGTTCGGCAAAATCAATTCTACCTGTCTGGAATAATACAAAGTCTGTATATACTTTTACTCCATAGAAAGAGGTATCAATAGAAAATGCCTTACCTGGCTTAACCGCCTGTCTAATAATGTCATGTGTCGAACCATTGAATTTAGATACAGTAAGAAGTGAATTATCATTTACAAAGAACTCATTTGCGTCACCCTCTGCAATATTTACATCCTGAATGTACTCCATGAAACGAGCATTAGCTGTGTTCCAACCTGAGTTCATCTTATCTACTACAATATTTTCAATGAGTGTTGCAATTTCTTTGTTGTGCTCTCTCCATGCCTGTCTACGCTTCATAGAATTAGCTTCTCTAAAGTTAAGACCAAGAATCTTATCAAACTGATTTCTGATAATAGTCTGTGTATCCTCTTTTGAATACTTATCATACACATTATTACCTGCATCCATCATAAGTGAATTGAATGTAACAATGTTCTCATATTTATTGTCGAACTGTGCTAAAGTATTTGCACTAAAACATGTAATATCTTTCATCTAATTTGTTCCTCCCTTCTCTTACGCAATATCCTTGTTCTGAAGAACCTGAATACGAACGATTGTGTAATATGTACCTGCTGAAATACTGTGAATTTTTCCAATGAATCCATTAGTTGTTTTAAGAGTAGCAAGCTCACTTGTTTCAGAAGCCTTCCATGCACCATTTCCATCAACGGTTACAAGGTTTCCTACTTTAACCTTACCTTCTGAATCATCATTGAACTGATAGTCGGCAACACCAAAAATATCTGTGTGCACAGATGCGTCCTGAATCTCATATGCCTTTACTGGTTTACCTGCTGGGTTTGTGTAGTTATAAGCCTGTCCCTGTTCAGTTGTAAGAGCTGTCTTAACTAATGCTGGTGCTCCTGTTACAGCGATTTTGTCGCCAACCTTTGCAATACGACCATATCTTTCCTCAAGACCATTACCTGTAAATTCAAGTACACAAATTCCTACACCGTTATCTACCGCAATTGGCTTATTGCCATTTTCTGTATCACGAACGATAACACTAAAATTTGAACCAATATCTGTTGACCATAAATTGCTGCTCTCGAAAAGCCCATGTTTATCGACTTCTTTTGCAGCTAAATTAGTAAAAATTGCCATTTAAATTTCCTCCTTGTTTAATAAATTTTTGCAATAAAAAAGAACGTCTGTAGGCGTTCTAATCAATGTATTAATATTCAATTTTTAATATTATTTCTTAAGTAATCCATCTAAGAACGATGACTCTTTCTCAGTCTTAGCAAATGCAAAGAAAGAAGGCTTTGTCTCTTTATGTGTTTCCTCTGTATCCATAGAGAATGTCTTTGTAGTTTTTACTACCTTACCAAGAGCTGCATCTGCTTTCTCAACTAACTCATCCTTTGTGAATTTCTTGACATTTTCAACATCCATAAGTTTCTTGAACTCATCTGTCTCAAGATATTTACTGTATGCCTGATCATCAAAAACGGTCATTTTATCTGCGATTTCCTCTGCCTCTTCATACTTGGCAAGCTTCTCTGAAATAGAAGAGTAGCTAGCTCTCATGTCCTCTAACTCTGCCTTTTCATCGGCAGTAACAAACTCTGCAAATACCTCCTGACGCTCACCATTAAAGGCAATAACATCATTTTCTTTTGTATAAGCCTGTTTGTAATAATTTCCGCAACAAGACTCATAAATGAAATAATCATCATATACTGACATAATCCAGTAATACTCATTTAATGTCTCCTCGATTGGAGCTAAAAGCTGATATAATGCTGAACGTACATCCTCGTGAGACAATTCAAAAGTCTTAGAATACGTATCTTTATCCTTGTCATCATCTGAAGTATCAGTATTGTCAGTATCATCAGTTTTCTCCTCTGGATTATCTGGCTCATCTGTAGAATCTTCATCTGAGCTATCACCAGTATTATCACCATTATCATCGTCTGGCTTATCAGAATTGTCTGACTGAGTTGAAACTGGATCAGCTGTAGACTCTGGCTCATCAAAAGTGGCAGAGAACACTTCTTCAAGTTCCTCATCTGATAAACCTTCATACTCGAAAGTAATATCTTCTACGGTTTTATTATACTTTTTAAGTAATTCATCAAATTTTGTCATATTCGTTTCTGTATTTCCTCCTTTCTCAAATTTTTCAATTATTGGATTAGTTTTTGAATTTATATTGAGACTGGATAAAGTTTTGTTGAGATTATCCAGAGTTTCAATTAATTTAGAGTGTTCATCATTAGATAATTCATTTAGAATAGAATTATTAGACATTGAGAAATCTTTTAATTTTACATTAGAACCTGCCATTCCAGGCTGAACTTTATTACCATTATCATCATATCCAAGAATTGCTACACCTGAAAAATAACCGTCCTCAATGACTAATGTATGATCCTTTGCATCAAAACTCATAGATTTGATAGAAATTTCCACACTACAAGGACATTCTTCTTCACGTTTTACAATTTCTGTTGCTTTGGTATATTCATCATATAAATAACCATCAATCATGACATTATATCTATCATTCTCTTCATCATATACAAGCTCTGCATTATTAGTTTCTGGGATATTACCAACGGCAATTTCATCATATACGATTTCTCCATCTTCTTCATGGGCATTATGTCCATAAAACTGTGGAATCCCATCTACATTATGGATATACCCTAAAATTGGACGATTCTTAAATGTTGGCAACAGTTTGTCATGCATTGTTTCATATGAGATAGAAGACTTATTAAGATTCTTTTCAGTGTGACACGCCTGTAATCTGACAGGTGTAAGTCCAGCAGTTAAATTATTTGAATCTTCAAATTTTAATGTCCCTGCAACCTGAACAACAATTGGTTCACCAGATTCTTCTGAACTAAACTTCATAGATTTCTTCCTGTGACTATAATATTCACACAAATCATCTAATGTAAGTAAACGTTTATTCAATTATATATTTTCCAAAAATTCTCCCAAAGAGGGAGTGACTTAAAACATCAACTTATTTGTAAATCCGATTTTATCTACTGGAATAGTGTCATCAAATTTTAAAGTTGAATCATTAATAAATATAAAAAAAGAATCCCCAGATGGAATTTCTGAGAATCCTAATTTTGTTAGGTTATTTTTTGTTGTTTCATCTGAAGTAAAGATGAATTGAGTAGTCTCTTTCATATTGTACCACCTCTTACTTATTTCCTTTATCTTCGTTTTTTCCAGAATCTCTTGTTGCTTGTCCTTCTGGACTTAAATCTTCTTCAGGTAGAAGTGGCTTACCACCTTCGCCATTAGAAGATTGAGTATATGAAGAATTAAAAGGAATAGCATATTGATTAACATTAAGTACCAATGCTTCAAAACGAAGTTTATTATATGCAACATAAGGATCATCACCTAACGCACACATATAATCCATTTTCCCAATACCAAATGCACTAGCGTCTTTCATTCTACTTATATAATCATCTCGATTGTATTGAGTTTGATCAAAAATCTGTAAATGAACTCCATCAATAATATGATTTTTAATCCAATAATTTAGCCAAGATTCAATACGTCTAAGATATACTGACATCTTGCCTAAGTCATTAGCATTTGAATACTTTATACCATTTGCATTACTTGAATCACCTGAACTTACAATAAGCCTATTAATACCTGCATTTGCAAATAGATTATTCATTGCCTTATTCAGATTATCCGTGTCTGTGGCAGATGTTGACTTCTCAAAATCTATGACTTGAGAAGATTCGTAAGGCGTTGTGCCCCAACCAACTAGATCTGGTAAAATCTCTTTAATTATTGCATCAAACTGATTTACTAATTCCAGGCTTATTGCAAAATCATCTACATTATCTGAATCCATAAGTGGGATTTTATTTAAGATTAACTTATAATTCTGCAATTCCTCTTTTGCAGCAACGAGATTTTCTGTATCAAGAAGATTTAGTAAAGACTTGAACAAGGGCAGGAAGTAGGGCAGTGGCACATAGAATTCATCATCTGTGCTTGCAATAAGAGTTAATGTGTTTTCTGGTGGAAGTCTAAAATATTGATAATCTCTGCCGCCAGATTTGTATTGATTGTATCCATCAATAAACACTTGATCCCACACACCAACTCCGTCATTATTAACGCCTGTAATAAAATCTTTATTATTTGATTTATCAAAAAACGAGGCATCAAAATATGTTATCCATTCTCCTTCTTGAGTCTTACCATAGATACGACAATACTGAACGTCTAATGGCATAAGGAATATTCCATTTTCGTCATCACCACTCATCCAACCAACATACATACCATCACGAATAGTATTAGAAACGACATTTTGTAATTCTTGTGCCATATTGAAATGATGGAATATTTTTAATACTTTTTCATAATTTTTAAGCTGCTTATCAGGATCAAAATCCTTTGTATAATCTGCAAGAGCTGTAATATTATATGTATAGAGCGGCATAGTAGAGAAGTAAGATATCATCTGCTTATATAGCATTGATACTCTAGTTAAGAAACGAGATACTTCACGAATATTATCTATATTATTAAGAGGTGACTGTACGTACTGGTCTAGTAAGTCTCTTGTATACTGAGTGTAAGTTTTGGAAACTGTCTTAGAAACATTCCTTTGCAGCAATTCCTGAAACTTTGCAAAATTTATTTTCTGCGCTCGTTTACGTTCTACTTCATAACCAGACTCATCAGTTTTTGTGTAGACCTTCTGAACAATAGGTTGTTTTGTATTTTTTGTATTACTCAAATTATGTGATATACCTCCTTTCTTAAAATTTTGTTACTTTCTTTGGTGCTCGTACAGAGAAGAGCTTTGTTATGTCGGATGGGGATTGGGTGCGCTTTTTCTGCTTTAATCTAATCTGATCAACTACGTAGTAGTTATACTCAAGACTACTATAACGGTCTTTACGCATACCCGATTTCTCTTTGACTTTAATAAGACCATTAACTACATCATGATCCAAATTTATTAATTCTTCAATTAGAGCAGATGTTTGATAGTATGGAAGTTTTAATTGTATCTTCATATTGTCGGATAATTTGTTATATCCTTTTATTACCTTAGACCATCTATCTTCCATATCTGTCTCACTCATAAGTAGATTGATATATCCATTCTGTAATGCTGCACGTAATGCGAGACACATATCATTATTTTGTTTTGCACTTGCTTTAATAGCATAAACACATTTATTAGCATCTTTCACTTTACATCTTGAAGCAAGATCATCATTATTTATAACAGTCATTGCTTTATATGTACATCCGTATAGAGGATCATATCTATCTTGCATACAAAAATCTAAAATTGCTTGTCCAATACCTGAGCAGTCAAGACCTAAATAATCCATATCATATTGATAAAAATATCTCATCATACGCAGTCCAAGTTCTTCAGTTAATAAACCTTCCTTTGTATCTATATGAGATATATTACTAATTGGGTAGTTATCATTTGAAAATATGCATTGATTTATTATGAATGCAGAAGCATCATTGTCATGTTTTTTTGAAGCCAATAATGCTACATCAACAGAAAGAATTCTTTTTTCATTTATTTGTTTTTTTGGTATTTGAGAACCTGCTTCTTTATAAAATTCTAGTGGGTGTAAACTGTCTTGTAGAATACGTTGTTTATTTAATATATTAAAATTAAATAGCGCATCAGCAGAAGAACCATAAAATTTTCCTTCATACTCCATCATAAATGAGATGTCGTTAAAATCTGGATCTGCCATAACATTTTCTATTGTTTCACGCATCATAATATTAGATGCAATAGATAATTGATAAGGAAGATCACATGCAAAGAATTTAGAATCATCTTTTAACATATTTATAGTATAGCCTTTAAGCATAGAGTATAATTCGCTTTGGCGATACCACGCTGAACTTAAAAACAATTTTTGTCCTACTTCAGCGAGATGGGCATATTCAGGCTTACTTAAGTATCCAGGAGATCGTGGGGCATTTAACATTGGTACAAAAATATCATCAATAATATGCTTTGGAACAAGTCTGCTTTCGTCAATTCATATGTTATCTTAATAGTTTTTTATCTATTAATTCTTATAATTTCTTATAAGTTCAGCATACATTTTCACCCTCGTTTAACGTTAGGAGAGTAACTTTTTACTCTGATTATTCTATAAATAATCGTGTTGGGCACTCGTGGTAGGATTATATTTATTCACCTACTATGCGTTACAATACTTATTTACCTTTCGCAATTAAATAAGTTATCTCGGTATTAGCATATTAAATAACAACGTAGCTTTCACCGATTTTGTCCAATTACAACTATATATTTCTATATAGCCAGACAATTGTTTATCAAAACGTTACATCTTGCTCCTCTGGCATTTTCATTTGCCACCCTACAAACCAGAAACGAACCATTTTTAAACCATACACCACAGTCATTTTGACCAGTGCTAGTTCGTTCTATTTCCATTCTTAACATAGCCGATCTATGCATAAAATCATCGGTTATCTTGCCTACCAATTCTTTACTTTGTTTGAAAGTTGCAGAACTTACAACTATTTTTGTACCTGGATATAAAATACACTTTATTACTGAAAACAGGGCTACCAAGAAAGTCTTTCCAATTCCTCTACAAGCAATAAAGCAAAATGAATCAGAATGTACCATCGCCCAAATTAAAATTTTTTGAAAAGTTTTGAGAAAATTAGGAGTATCTGGAAATAAATAATCACTACAGAAACGATGTGGATTAGCTCGATAATAGGATGCTCTTTGAGCAACCGTATTCATAATCCTGCTAGTACGATCTTCTTTAATCTGTTTATCTGTTAATTTTTTACCCATAAGCATTTAGACCTCATCTTTTCCAAATACTTTTTCATACATAGTTTCATCTACAGAATCATCGTCATCTATGTTTTGAGGTCGTTCTACAGAATATTGTTTGACATATTCATCGTATTCCTGCGAATAACCACCATCCAAACCTAAAGCTCGCATTAAACTTCCTTTAAACCATACTCTTAAAAATTTACCGATATTATCAGGATCAGCAAATTCACCTTGAGCTTCTGGCACAGGTGACTCCAACTCCCATTTTTCGATGAGCTGTCCAAAAGTAAGACTGTCAGTCGCTGCATTGCCAACATTCTGACGTGGTTGGAGATTTGCGCCATTCATAAGGTCGTTCAATGACTTTACTAATTTATCAGTATCTTTTCCTACTTTCTGTGCCTTCCAAATCTCTAACTGTTTAAAACAAATCTGTATGATGTAAGTTTGCTGACTCTTACTATTAACTTCTGTTCTTGAGCACCAATCGTCATATTGGTCTTGTAAATACAAATAGTCCTCTGATGTAAAACCAGATCCAAATATTTTAATAATTTCTTTTCTAGGTGTTCTTTTAGAAGTAAGTTGTAATGTTTGTTCGTCCTCATCCGAAAATACAGAATCAGCGAAAGTAAGACCTCTCCAATTTTGATTTCCTAATGATCTAACCATTACAATAAGCTGTTGTGCGGCAGTACCACGCAATTTTTCGTTTACTCCTTCAGACAAACTTTCAATCTGAGCGTTATAATCCTTTTCATTAAAATACCAATTAAGTTGTCTAAATGTATCTATTGTCTTTTGTCTATCGTCAATACGAGTTCCATCATCTGAAAATGAAGTACACATATCAAGTATGCATTCTTTACATGCAAAACGTTCAATCTTATCTACAGAATTATTAGAACCATAAAAACATCTGACCGACTTCCATTTCCCACAATGAGGACAATATATATAGTCACCATTGAGAATATGATTGTAATCTATGGCTAACTCATGGTAAGCCTGTTTTACTGCATTTACACTAAGACGCTTAATATCCTCATCTGTTTTTGCTTGTTTTAAATTAGCCAAAGTATCACCTTCTTCCTTTTTATCCAAATAAATTAAGCACTTAGCTGTAAGCCAAGTGCTTTTCTCATAATATCTTCAATTTTCTCTATGTCATAATACCAAATTTCCAATAAATCAATATTATGTAATTTTGAATAATCACGCTTCCGATTATCATGTTCTTGTTGTATTTTAAACTGTTCTTTTCCACCAAAATATTTAATAGGTTTTTCATGCTGTTTTCCTTGAAATTCTATTAACAAATTATATTTTGGTAAATAAAAGTCATATGTTAAAACTCTTCCTTTTGTTCCTTTTAGATCTTCAAAGAATTTTTGCGGAATATATTCTATTGAATTATCATCAAGAAATTGTTTAATTTTATTTTCTCCAAGTGAACTTGTGCAATGTCTACATCCATGACCACTTGTTAAATGAGATGGTTTCATATAAAATATACCATTACATAATAAACATCTACATTTCATTTTAGTTGTACTATCAATATAATCATCAATAATTTCTATATCTGGATTAATTTTATGGATTCTTTCAATAAACTCTTCTGTTGTAGGAATTAAATTTCCATTACACTTAGGACAACCAGTTCTATATTTTGATGTTTTGGTAACTAAGTGAAAGGGAGATACTTCCCATTCATGATTACAAATTTTACATTTAAATCGTGCATGTTCATGCATTGATTTATATTTAGAAATTAATTCTATGCTAGGATTATACTTTTCTAACATTTCAATAAAATCAGTTTCTGTCTTTTTTATATGATTTGTACACATAGGACATCCAGTTCCATTCATAACTCTATATGGCTCGCTTTCCCACACATATCCATCTTTCATACATTGAAATTTGATTTTTGTTTTT